TCGGTGGACTCAACGGCTGTTTGAGCCAATTTTTGAACCTTCACACGCACATCTCGCTTGGCTTCAAGGGCGTCTGTTGCCTTCGACTCGATGCTCTCATCAAGCCACGAACATCTCGACCCAAAGAGGGTGGGTCGGTGTGGAGAATCCCCAACAATCTCATAGAACATTCCACGAACTGCGGATTTATTCAGATAGTTCGGCAGGATTAGAGAACGCCAGATTTGAGATTCCTTCTTTGTTGAGCAACCTATCGACTTCAATAAATCAGCGTCATTCCCAACCAGCCTGCAAATTGCTTCGGCTGGGTCGGCCTTCGATAGAATGTCATCGAAGTCGACCAATGTTGCTGGCAAATGTTTGCGAACTGCTTCAATGAAAAGTGGTGCGAGTGCATAAGTGTCCATCAATCCAGACCTGCTCTTGACGATACTCCATGTCTTTCGACCACCGCCACGACCACCGCCACGACGCTTGACTTCGACCAGACCAGCATCCTCAAGGGTTGGCAGATGCTTCTCCTTGAGGGCGTTCTTAGAGCATGAGAATGCGTGAATGTGCAACCACTGGAGGATGGCATCCTCCGTTAATGCTCGACTCGCATCGGCCATTTTCTTCATTTGATTCATCACGACCCACGAATCTTCGGGAACTCCAGATAGAGATGCTCGAAGAACCAAGTCGCAGAGAATCAATCCGAGAACATTATCCTCTATCGAACTCAATATCCATGTTTCGTCGTTGATGGTGTGAGTCGGGCGTTGATTTTGATGAACCAACGAGATGGTGTCGATAATCGACAGAACTTTGGTGATGTCACGCTGGTGAGATGCTGATTTTGCAGGAAAGAACTCGGCCATCAGCGGGGCGAATATGTTGCGAACCTTTCGCTTCTTGGCCTTGAGCATCGCCGCTTGTAGCAGATGCAAATCCTCGTGGATGAACAAATCCTCTGGGCGAGCCTTAGCCGATAATATGTTCGATACAACCGCATTGACCTTCTCTGGTGTAGTGTCGGGTGTCATCAGCAATTGACGGGTGATTTGTTCAGCCTCCGATGGGTTGCGTGTAGTGAGAGTGATGAACGATGGTTGTCCACGAATGATGAAGTCACGGGTTTCAATCTCGCCCGTCATTTCATTCTTGATTGGCGTTTTCCACACCAGTTCCTTATCGTCACCAGACATCAACGGCTTCATTCGACGGATGAATGCAAACGACTCATCCTTCTCCAGAATCACGATGCAACGGTTGGCTACATTGACGACGAACTCACCGTCATCGGTCACTTCGTCGTAGTCGTATTTGAGAGCCTCTTTGGATGCACCAGCCAGCACCATGCACATCGACTTTGGGAATCCGTTTCGAGCCGTCAATGTCAAGTATGTTTTCCCCGAACTGGATGCACCAATCATCTCCAGATTGAGAGGATTCTCGGTTTTGCACGAGAGGAACACGAGGAATGTGAGAAGGAGGTTTGCATCGTCGCCGACGAAAGGTGAATCTCGACTATGATGGAGAATGTCATTGATGCGGTCAAGCAAATCAGGCTGGCTCAAGAACTCGCCAATCGTATCGGCTTCGATAACACCAAAAGAAGAACTGCGCCCTTCGTATTCGTTGATTTCAATTTCGATTCTATCTGGAATCGGGGCTGGGATATATTCACCATCTCGCAATTTGATTCCGACGGTCAACGCAGATGCGATGAACTCATCCTTTTCCTCGTCTGGCAGTTTCAATTGCTTCGCCAATCGAGCGATTGAGTGCTGGGATAGGACATTGTATTTTCCAAGTGGTTTCCCGTCGTGTTCAGCGGTGAAGTCCATTCGACCTTTCGCAGATGATAGGAATATGAAGGCGATGTCACGCCCGACCAGTGTCGTTTCGTAGCGAGATGCAGATAGAGCAGATTGTCTAATTTGGAGAGCGTCGACGCTGGACATGAGTCAAGCGTGGTTTCCCCACCCTTATGAAAGTGGATAACCCACTTCACTGGTTGCATCGGTATGGAGGGCATTCGCAGAAGTAGCATGTGGTTGCACATTGTCCAGTCTTGACCTTTTCAGATTGCTTGACAATAGCGAAGCCAATAACTTCGTCGCTGGTCTTGACAAGACCCTTTGCTACAAGAGTGTTCATGTCCTCTTGGGTTGCGCTTGGGATGCAGGTCTGAATGGTGCTAAGTGTGAGCCATGAGGACTCGTTGTGCCATGTTGCTTGGTCGAAAAGCGGCTTGAAGTTCCAGCCCATTTGGGTGAGGATTTCAACGATGTTGTTCTGTCGGAGGTTGTTTGCTCGTGATGGGATTTTGTTCGCCATGTTTGTCGCTGGGGGTTCGCCCTATTAAGGGTTTCGGAATATCAATGGTTATGTTCCTTCAAAACCCAACCTTGAATGTCTGCGGGGTCGATGGATGCGACTCGGATTCCACATGAGTTCTCGCCTCGATGTGCCATCAGATAGTTCGGATGAGCGTCAATCGGATGCAGTTTGAACTCCCAGATTTCACCAACAGACCCGCACTTTGAGCAGGTCTGGGTGTTGGCTCTCGCTGAATGAACTGTCCGTTTCATCTCGATTCCGCTGAACTCGAAAACCAGTTCGTCGGGAATGAACTCTGTCGTTAACTGACGCATATCGGATTCGATACTCAAAGGTGTTCACCACGCATTCGTGCTGGGAGAACTTTTGTTCGATTGCATTTGTCGCAACAATGTCCACCCTTCGATAAAAAATGTCCAACGCCAGCAGCGTGTCGATTCTCGCCCTCAAATGTGAGGCCACATAATTTGCATTTGTATTGCTTCATGCCTTGACCTTCTTGAGTATTTTGTCAACAACGGTTTGTTGCCCTGCTGACAACGAGCGACCATTTGCTAATCGACCCATGATTGACTTGACGAACTCTTGTTCCCATTCATTGAGAACTCCAGCCTGAAGTGCAGTTCGCAATTTTTGAGCGACTGGTGGGAGTGGAATATCCAACCCATTCTTCATCATGTGACGAGCGATTAGTTCCTCTCTGAATCGAAGGAATCCTCCACGAAGGGCATCGACACCATTGGTTCGGATTTTGGCCTGCACACGGCCAACCATAGCCCGTTCCCAATCATTCAAATCATCCTCCATATCTGTTCCAATCTGGATGAACTCATCTGCTTCTGTCGCCCATGTGTTGCGGTTCTTGGCGATTTGTTGAGCGAAGTTCGATGCTCTCTCGTGATTGCGTTCAGCACGAGCACGAGCCTCGACAGCCTGCTGGTTTTTGTATGCGTTGTATGCGTTGTATTCCTTATCTGAATCCAGCATGAACTCATCCCATTGTCGGCGGGTTTTGGGTCCGAGATAGCCATACTTCACCAGACGGTTCACTACGGTCTTATGCAGCCTCTTGAGGGGCTTTCGTGAGTGCATCATGCGCTCGAACCTCTTGAGGTCTTGGAGAGCCGTTGGATAGGCTTGAGCGAACTCTTGGCGACCATACTCGGCCTTTGCTTCGGTCATGTTCTCCTTGAGGAACTTGGCCTTCTCTTCGTCATTCAAGACTTCACCCGTATCTGGGTGTCGAATCTCGATGTATCGGTGAACGCAGGTATTCCCAATGAGAATCTCTTGACCCTTTTCATCTGTCAAAACGCAGTTCTCAACAATCGGTGCGTGTCCACATAACTCGCATTTGTCCGTGTGTCCGAATACTGAACGGTCATAGTTCCAGTCCTTACTGAACTCTTCATACGGGCGAATCTCGCCGATGTCGGAGATGATGATTGACTTCTTCGCCAGATTGCGAATGACTCGACGCTCGTATGCTTTGGGTCGACCAGATGCGAGTGCCTCATACAGTTCGTCGGGGAGTCCGACGGTCTTTTCGAGTGCCTGCCAACGCTTGGCTTGTCGGCGGAGAATGGCACTCATCTAAAGTCACCTTCACGGATTCCGAACTTGATGACGGATTGTATCTGCGTTCCAGATGGTTTTGACGGACCCATGTCGATGATTCGATAACCATTCAACGAAGCCCAATCTGAAATAGTGCGGAACACATAATCCCGATTGGACATGCGAACCAGTTCAGGCTGTGAATTGGGTTCTTGAAAGTCAATGACAAAGTATCTGAAATATGGATTTTGCATTATCTCAACCCCTCTGGTGATATGCGTGAGATGCTGACACGGTTGTCGTCGCTTCTCTCGATGTTCATGTTGACATAAGTCGTGCAGGCCTTGAGCGAGTCGCTCTCGAATACGGGTTTTCCATTCAGTTTAACTGTCCATTTCATTCAATATCCCTCCATGTATGTGGTGCGAACTTCATATTGTCCGTCGCCTTCTTTCACTTGAATCAATTGATGAGGGCAACGACAAAGGTATGCCATAGCGTCGTCTTTGGAATTGAAGCGGTATTGACTCCATGCAAATCCGTCAGTTCCAATCTGGTTGAATCGGTATTTTCCTGTTCCATAAACGATGGCTTTACTGCCGAACCATTCTTCATTGTTCCAATGGTTCAATGTGTTGTAGTGCGGTTCACCATTTGGGGTGTATTCAATCTCGACATTCTTCATGTCAATCTGGCGTTGTGGGCTAAGGGGCTTGATGCTCATGTTAATACCCCAAGAAGTTCATCTATATCAATTGTTCTGTTCTCCACTTAGCCCACCAAACCTTTGATACTTCTATACTAAATGTCGCTTTAACCACGCTGGAGGCGGTTGAATTGCATTCCTAAACCAAGACGGCAATAGGTGGCCGTTGAGTCGATAGTATCTATCCCAAGACTGGTCGAGGATGAACAAATGTCCAACATCATCTGGAGTTCGATTGATACGACCTGCGCCTTGAACCAGTTTCAAAGTGGTCGAGAGATTATACCAACCTTGACATGGCTTCGGACAATTGAACGAACTGCAAAGCCCGTTGGAGTATTTGTTGGGTGGTTCGTATGGACACTTCGGAGTTCCTTCGTGTTCTCGTCGCCATTCATGCTCATCCTGTTCCATCCGCTGCTTGACCTGCGGGTCTGGAGTGAAGAGATATGGAATCTTAGATATGACGAGCCATTCGGCCAGCCTGCCCTTGAAGTCGAACCCTTCGCCGACATAGGTTGAGATGAGAACGAGGTCGTCACGCTCTGATGTGAAGAACTCGTCGAGTGCCTTTTGTCGAGCAATACCGTTTGAATCGTGAGTGATAACCCTGTCGCCCAGTCCAGCGTCACGGAGTCCTTCGACCAATGCCTTTCGTATTGCGTGAGTGTGAGGCAACACCACACCCCTCTTATTCGGCCACTTAGCCATGATTCCAGCGATTGCTTTGACTTGACGGGGCAACGATGCCTCTCGACGAGAATAGGACATTGAGCCGCATGGAGAATAGTGAACATTGAAGTTCTCCTTCGGGAATGGAGAGTCGACGATTCTCACGAACAATGTCTTTTGGTCGTCAAGACCCAGACCTGACAAAAAGGTGTCAATGTTGAGAATTGTTGCAGATAGGAATATCCGCTGGCGACTTATCGAGTCCAATAGCGATGGTGCAATTTTGTTGACACGAACTGGCTTGGCGATGAGGATTCGATTCCCTCGACGGTCTGTGTCCAGTTCGACCACGACATCATTCGGTTCTTCAAGCAGTTCCAGCAATTGAGATGTGCGCTGGACAATCGCTCTCATCTCATCGACTTTGTTTGCATCCTCGTCAGCCTCCGCCACTCCCAGTGTCTTGGTTGCGCCCTCATAGAGTCGTTGAATATCATCCTTCCAATCTGCTGGATGATAGTGCATTGGGAATGGTGTTCTCGCACCAAACACTCGATTGAAGTCGGTGTGAGTGATTCGACATTCCATCAATCCCATCACGAACTGTTCCATCTGGTGAGCCTCGTCGATGATGGCGAAGTCACGCTGGCCGAATGAACCATCTGGAGATTTGACGACTCGGAACAAATACGATGGATTGGATAGTGTGATTCTCGCATCCCTCGCTTGGAACTTTTGAGCATAGTATGGACACGGGTCTGCTTCTTTCGTGTGGGCGCATCTCTTTTTTCCAACATAACATGGTGCTTTACTGGCATCGCCAGATTCAACCCAGCATGGAAAATTGGAACGCCCTCGAACTTCTTTCACGACATGTCCATAATCACGCCTGTATTGCTCTGTGAGGCCAAGCGTGGGTGTCAAGAGGTATGCGGACTGGAATCGGTTCTGCACCGTCATAGCGATAGCGGATTTGCCTATTCCTGTCGGTGCTTCAACAACGATGTTGTCGAAGTTATCATTCTCCAACGCCCAGTAAATAACCGACAACGCTTCGCCTTGAAACGCTCTTGGTGCTGGCATTGGAAAATGAGGTTGCACTTCATCCCACATATCTGGGAGGGGATGCTTCGACGGAATGTCGATACGCACGACTGACATGACCTGATGGTGAACTCCCACCTTAATGAATCAAACAGACCCCTATCTTCATACATACACACCTTGACTCATGTATATGTCTATCAACACCCCTATGGGTTTGATTCATTGGGATAACCCCCCTTAAGGGGGGTTAATGATTCAGATGGAATTGTCCGAGATTATCAATGGTTGACGACTCTCAAATCAGAATCTCAATTAAACCCAATTGATAAGAGTCAATTCTTGGTATTGAGCATGGAGTGAAAAGACACCTGCTTCAACGAGATTTTTGATTGCTTCTGATTGCTCTGGGCTGGCATTGTAGCCGTTGCGGTGTGATTGGTATTGCTTTTGCACCTTGTTAAGAAGGGAATCGACCTTCATGGTCTTGCTGACCCACTGGGCGTTCCAAGAACAGAACTCATTCACTATTCTCTTCATCAATGGGGTTGCATCCTCTGGCATCATCGGGTGGACAATGTGGTTAGGATAAAGGCTATGTTGCCCCATTCGGGTCATTCGGTCTTTCAGTTCGGCTCGTGTGAGGGTTGCGCTCATATACAGTGCTGGGAGTTCCCCCTTATAATAGTGTCGGAATCTCAATGGTTTTGTTCCTCGACTTTCTCTGTTTGCTCATTATCGAGTTCGATACGAACTGGGAACAATCTGAACACCCCCCAGCGGGTTTTCAGATTTCAACCGTTTGGATAACCAGCCAAACCTTCTCCGCCACCCTCAATCGAGTCACCGAGTTCCATCTGTATTCCGCCCTTTGATGGATAATACACTTCTGAACCTTTGGTGTTTGTCGAATACCAAGCCAGTTCGTTGGTGAACCAGCGCAGGTCAATCTCCGAAGCATCGTAGCCCCAGAATCGTTGGAATCGCAATTGAGGGCTATGGTGTGGAAAGTCCTCTTCTCCAGCCATAGTCTGCGCTGACCCTACTGGCGACCATGTGTTGTTGGCCGAATCCCATCGCAGGCTGGGAACTGACAACCATCGAATGTTGACCGAGCGAAGTGTGTTATGCGTCGTGTCGAACTCCAATGATGGAATCCAAGCATGAAGCAAATGCTGATACTCACGACCCACTTGAGAGTCTTGATATGGTGGGTATGGTGGAGTGATTAGACCAGACCAGTTCGGTGGAATAACTGGCTTGATGAATCCTCCAGCGTATGGGGTTTCAACACCCGATACATTCTCTTTTCCTGTTGGAGTCGCAGCCCAAATCAATGGGGCGAGTGCTGATTGCCGAACCTTCGGGGTGGCAGCGTCACGATAGATTTCACCATATCTGGATTGGTCGTCGCCAATCATTGAGAATCCCATGACGACATGGATATTGCCTTTTCCATCTGTCGTCAGGCTGACATTTTTGTAGTTCGGGTCGACCTTTCGCAGTTCGGTTGTTCCATCATACACGGGTCCTCGCCATAGCGTTATGTGCGTTCCCAGCCCGTCTGTGGCCGAGTATTGCGCTTGAAGTGTCTTTCGACTATCGAAGGTGGTGATGAGCGTCTGGCGAGGCGCATAGACGGCTGGAGAGGTTTCTCTATCGTCTTTGGTCGTCAACACGATTGCCCTGTCGTTCTCGTCAATGATTGCGTCATAATACACGACATTCTTCAGTTCCATCGGGTTCTTGGAATCTGGTGCGAGTCCGACTACATGGAATGATTCGTTGGAGTCGAATGTGAATCGACCCGATGGGTCACTCACTCGGTTCGGAGATTGGCCGACGCTGCAATAAATTGCATTCCAGTTCCTATCTGCATCGGCGAATGATTGTATTGGTTGCCCTCGATAGAATACGATGGGTATGTTGTCGCCTCTCAAAACGACCTTCGGGCAATCGTTGTATGTGGTGAAATGCGGACCCGCTGATGCTTGGTTGAGCGATGTTTGTCCTGCATCTGTGATGAGTCCGTGAACGCATACGAATCGGTTGTCATACGGCTTCGCTTCGTTGGCTTCAACGGGTGTCCAAGTGGGGAATGAATCTTCGTCTGTCAATTTGCTCGTGTAAAAGATTCGAGAGCATTGAGGCAATCCCGTCGACCCTGTTTGACTCAACACTTGCTGGAATGCGAGATGCAATCTGTCGTCGCCGTCGCACACCATAGAAGGCATTCTCAAATCCCACATCGTTCCTCCAGCATTGAGTCCATCCCATCCAGTTCCTCCTTGAATCAACACGGGCGTGTGAACCGACCAATCCCAGTCATAAATTGGTTCAGGCTGTGAACCGTATGAGGTTCGTGTTGCCTTATGATAATACAATCGGTGCGCCCGATGATTGGCCGAATCATCTGGATTTGCATGATATTCGATAACTGCGTGAATCGTTCCAGCCGAATCCGAAGCAAATGCAGCACCCATGACTCGACCTTTGTCGTAGTCAGCAGGCGTTGTCAGGCCAGCACCTATCGAGGCCAATAGGGGTCCGCATTCATCCTCGCCACCAAAAACAGCACTCGCTTGTTGAGGCTTTGTTGCCTTTCGATTCCAAAACAAATCACTCCAAAGTGGCTTCTTGATGTGAGTCCATTGGGGGAGATTGTTGCTGCCAGTTTGACATGAGCGTCGGATGAAGAACTGGTGAAGAGTTCCTTCGGGCGTTCTCACCTGTCTTTGACCCATTCCCATTGATTGAGAGCCTGAACCTCCGCTGGCTGTTGCTACTGGTTGTATCATGTTGCCATCCATACTGGATTGCCGTTGAATCATGTGCAACCCATAATTATCTGCGAATCCCATTCCAACCGCCGATGCAATTGAGCCTGAATCCCAGAATGGTTTGGCCGATTGAGATACATGCACATCGACGCTCGATTGCAGTTGCTCGGAGATGGCGAGGACATCGAGTTCGTGAATCTCTTTGTTGCGAGAGAACATCAGCGGTGAATACCGATTGTTCTCAATCATCGGCAGGTCGTAGTCCGTGTTCGGCAATATCGGCATGGCCGAAGCGTGAAAGTGGTCGGTTGGGTGGTCGTGCCAAAACGCCTCAAGTCCGAATGACCCCGATATTATGGGTCCGTGAACTCTCGCACCGACTTCTTCAAGTGGTTCAATGAGAGAGCCTGAAACACCAGCCGACCCCCATGTTGGCTTATCCCATAGATTGGTTCTCAAGAAGTATTGACCTTGAACAGTTCGAGGGGAATCTGGTGGAGAATCACCAGCCATATCGAAGCCGTTATTGAATCGTGATGCACCGATTAAGTGGATATTATCTGTTCGATGGAACGGCGTTTCCATCTCCAGTTCGATTGAGTTCTGCCCTCCTGCTCTGGCTCTCACATGAACCGCTGGAGGCTTGAGCAAATGGATGGGTATATTGTAGCCAACGCCGCCATGAACCTGCTTGAATACCCTGTCGACTCGGTATGGATGGAATCGAGTCGATACGCCGTAGTGGAGGGGTCCGTGATGCGCCCATCCACCCTTGACACCCTGCATCAATCTGTGACCCGAAGGTTGCGCCGATGAGAACGGATAGACAACGCCGTCGATGGTGATTGACACCCAGTTCATTGATGGGTCAATTGGTGGTGGTGCATTCGGGTCATATGTCCGAGCCAAGAATCCAACGGGGAGTTCTTGGAATCCGACTTGACCGCCAGATGACAGTTCGTATTCAAGGTCATACTTTGGAACATAATCGCAAAGCGCAATTTGATTCAAAACAAACGCCAGTTCGCCGATTGAGCCAAAGCCTTGAGAACCCGCCGTTAATCGCTCTTGAGAGTCGCCGTTTTGATACACGATGAGGCTCGTGACGGTTGCTGGGAATGTGACAGTTGTCAAGTCAGCATAGTGCGCTGTCAACGGTGCATACACCGCCGAATTGCCAGCAACATCATCCGAATTGTCGCCGAATCCTTTGAATATCGCTTGTTCGGTTGGAACTATTGGAACTCCATAACCTGTCGTATCGAGAACCTCTGGTGCATCGGAGAAGAAAACGGTGTTGTCGCCATACCCCGCTGGGTCATACAATCCCTTTGGAAAAGACCAACCAGACCATCCCAGTTCTTGATGAGGATTTGCACCAGCACCGAAGTCAGCGAAGCCGATTGTTGTTGGAACATATCGAGTCAAATCAATGAACTTCTGTCGAGTGTCACTCCACGCTGCCAAAGAATCTGGGTCGCCGTTGCTTCGTATGGTGTTCCAAATTGGACTCGTGGTTTGGGCTACAAGAGCAGGTTGAATGGTTGGGAATCCAGATTGGATTTTGGCAACGCCCAGAACTGGGTCGTCAACGGAGTCTTGGTGGAATGTGTTGATGAGGAACGGCAACGAGCGAGGGAGATTTGCATAAGACATTCGACAATCTGGGTATGAGCCATATGTGATTGGAATGGCTCTTTGACCCGATTCTTGATACCAATATGAGATTCTCGCACCACTCCACCAAGTATCAGGCTGCGACCATGTTTGGGTTGCGAACTCATCAACGCTGTTTGTTCCAGTTTTCATTTTTTCCCAAGTGATGTCGAAAAGTGCTTTTCCTCGATGCGCCAAGCCTGTGTCCTTATCGAACCCAATATCGGAGAACATCAAGATGAGAGAACGAGCCTGTGTGTTCGCCATCAATTTCGACCATGTTGGATATGCTGAAAAATTGTCACTCTTTGGAGTCGACCCACCCGACCCGTTGACGGGTGACGGATAGTCGTTATTGTTTGGAACTCCATCTCCAGATTGAGGGTCAGGCCCCTCTCCCGCTGGATAATCTCCAGCACCCGACATTGGAATACATTTTCCACCCGATTGATAATACCCAGCAGGGCATCCACCAGTGTCAAGGTCGGGATTCAATGGATATTTGATGTCAACCGCTGGATAGTCATTCTCCGTTTTGATGTAGTCAACATGAACCGCCGCCATGATGAACTTTCCTTCGTCGGTTGCTCGCAGGCTGGAACAATGAAGCGTCGGATGGAATATCGGTGGGCTGCCATTCGCCAAGCCATCCTCGCTCTTTGGATGGGTCACGCTGAACTTCTCTTCACGACCCAAGTATCTCATCATCTCCAATTGAGGCATGACCCAATCGTGAATCTCCCAGACCGCACCGATTCCGAGCGAACTCTTTCGTTGACCCGCTTTCACCTTGTCGGTTTCGAGTCGAACCATCGAATCGTGAGTCGATTGTTGATAGGTTTGGAATGCAGTTGGAAAAGCATCTCGTATCGGGTTCGATAAATAGAGGCTGCTGCTGGAATACAACGGGTCGTTTGTTGGAGAATATCTCCAAACCAAAAGTTCGCAACCCTTTGGTCGAGTCGGAGTCAAAGAACCATCAGGCCAAACCTGACCGTTCCCCCAGATTCCGAACTGCGTCGGCGAGTTCTTGGGAGTTATCTCGTTGATGCACATTTGCTTCGGGTCAATGATGTCAGCACCGACGAACAGTTCGCCACCAAATGCGGTTGCATCCCATAGGTGCGATATACCGCCTCTCTGGAACGAACCTCCACCTTCTATGGCCGCACATAGGTCTGGAACTAAAGTGTCCAAATTAGCCAATGCGAGGGGTCTAAACGGCGTTGCTTGATGCAACCCCCAACCCATCATCATCGCACCGCCTGTGGCCTTAGCAAACGACTCACGGGGCATCACGGAATGTTGGCACATATACTCGTCATTGTCGGGAACAATACCAGCGAGAGTTCCTTCACTCGCTTCGATGAAAACCTGTTCCAAAGTCTGTGGGTCAATTCTGAATATGCCATGATACAATGTTGCTGGGGTATCGGAGAAGTCGGCGTTGATATGCAGCCTGTTCGGATTCGGGTCATTCCTTCTGTTCGGACTCCCAATGTTGGTGTTGCCAATCGTAGTGTCAGCGGATGCGTCTGGAACATGACGATTCTTGACTACGGACACGACTACATGATAATCGACCAATGGCTTTCTGAATGTGATTGGCGTTGCACTTGGATATAATCCCGCCTTGAACTGGCCGACTGAAACCTCAACATCTTTGTAGCCTGTTATGATAGGAATTATCTCGACCTTTGTTGGAACTCCATCTGCAATCCAACGACCCGTTGAATACGAACTGTCGATTGTTGCTGGTGCATCTCCACCAACCGTATTCGACCCGATAATTCCACCATCGCCACCAGCCGCACCGACCTGCATCACGCCGCCAAATCCAGCAGGAGTCGGTATTGAATTGCCGATTGCTGGGGTTTGAATTGCTGCGTTGATGTGGCCGAACTGGGTGTTTCTGAACCATGTTTTGTTGGCATTCTCAATGCTGATATTGGCAACGCCAATCCCTCTGGATGCCTTAGTCGATAACGCATCTGACATTGGTTGAACGATTGCGCCATCCGAGCCGTATTTGTATGGTGCAATATCCATTTGACGAGTGCCGTTTCGTCGCATCGTAGTTCCCGATGACACTTGAATGTTCAATCCAGCGTAGCCCTTCGACTCGTCTGTATTTGTCACGACTCCAGCAATCGCATTCGGGTCTGTGTTCTTGGTCGGTGCGAAGAACGCCGTCGCAGTTATAACTCCCTCGAATCCAATCAAACCAACACTATCTGCGACAACACTCGCACCCAAATCGACCCGACCCAGTGGTGTGTTTATGAGAGGGGTTGGTGCAATCTGTCCATCGCTGAAAGTATCATCCGTCAATATGTGCTGAATCGTTGTTGTTCCAGCGCTGAACTGTTGAGTCAACATCGCCGCCGATGGTGTCGGACCCGCAGCGAGCGTTCCATCTGGTGACGAAGTTCCTCTCTTCGCCGTCACTCCATCGCCCAAAACGAATGGTTGCTGATTGAGCAGGTTCACGCACCAGTTCGCCGAGAACTGGGTGGCATCATCGCCAGCGCCAATATCGTCGATGGTGTTCATGTTTGTGTCTGGGAATGTGGCACGAGAATCAAGTGGAGATGACACGATGGTCGTCAAATACTCCGAGTTATGGTTGTCGCCATAGATAATTCCCAATCCGTTTGATGGGATTGCTGGAATCGTATCGTGAACAATCGCTTCGATTTGACCGCCGCCCAAGAATGTTTCTTCAACGCAATTGTTTGTTGTTGCAGCAACGGTTGTTCCGAATGCCATATCGTATTGACTTCGATATAGATTGGTCTGGTCGCTGCTCATTTTTTGCCATGTGTGATTCGCAGGTCTGCCAGAAGAATACATTTGTTCGGGATGGTCGGTATATTGACCGCACTCCGTCTTTGACAATCCAGCAAACGACAATGTGTTTGTCAATTTGTCTTGACTCCATCTCGACCTGCTGACATCTTGGCCGATTTGACCGAACAACAGATGTGCTTGATTATGATTTAGAACTGGAGGACTGATATTGGTTCTCAATCCCATCGCTCTCGGCGTTTGATTCAACCCATCGAATGATGGGAATGGATTGACTCCAGATGCGTATTGGGTGGTCGATGGAACGACGGGTGTGGGGTTGATTGTTGTTCCAGATACACTCGCTGATTGAGTCGCTCGTGGTTGCCAGATTGCTTCATCAAAGAGAGCCAAGCGAGTGCCAGTAGCATCGGAGATATTGTCCATTGGTGAATCCATAAAGACGAGAGTCAATGGCAATCCACGAGAGCCGATTGGTGGCAACGCCCCAACGGAATCAACGGGCATCCCCGTCGACGGTGTGATTGCTGGCGCTGGCGACACATCAAAGGGTCGGGCTTGGCCGTTTAAGTGGTTGTTGATAGGAACTCGCTTAGGTCGGGTTAGGATTCAAGCCGCCGATTTCACCACGCAGGGGGGTCTTACTTGTCCTCAAAGGTCGTCATCACCGAGTTCACGGCTTCCTTACAGATGCGACCACACCCAACCCAGCAAGGATGGGAGTGTTGGATGAAACGACACTCTCGATGGAGATTTGGGGGAACTGGAATCCGTCGCCAGCCTTGATGAGTGTGTGCTTTTCTTCACTCACCGCCTTTGTGTTCTTTACGGATGCGACTACATCTGGGGCGAACACACCCAGAACTAATTCGGTTTAACGCATTCTTTCAGCCCGTTCCCGTTGCTGGTCTATTTTCCAGCACCGTATCGGCGTAGTCAGGAATCGTGAAGGAATCTAAGTTCCGACTTCACGCCCTTAACCACTTAGGTCAGAGCCACTCTTTGCGACTTGGTGAGAAGTGCCACCCCTCCACCCCCCAATTGGGGCTTCAGTTTAGTCCGAGTATAGTCCAACAATGAGCGCAATAGAGTGTGTTGAATCCCATTGAATCTCCTGTCCAAGTTCCGAAGAACTCCTGTTATCAGTTTTACTACGGGGCATCGCCATTCAAAATATGTGAACGCCTCATTGTTGTTTCCAATTCACCCCTCGACTCGCATCGAGAAGTATCGCTTCGGTCAGGGGTTTGCGCCCCCAACAATCTAAGGGAACACTATCAAGTATATCAATGCTTCGCTAATATCAATGGATTTGTTCTCTAATCATCCAGATTGAGATACGCCAAGTGTGTATTTGAGAGTCGACATCAGGTCTGCTGCTTGACGACCCACCGTCAATGTCATTGTCGAACCTCCGACGGAATAGTTCCAAGTCAAATTGAAAATGCGGTGTCGACCTGCGAGGCTGGCCTCTCCAGATTGGAACTCAATGACATCGCCAACCTTGATGTCAAATCGTTCTGGAATGCCTTCGACAATCCATCTGACTCGCTTGAGCGATTGGGTGTTGAGATAATACTCTCCGACCAGTTTTGCTTGGGTCGCATCCGTGATGGATTTGTCCTCGATTCGCTTCTCGACTGGGATTGCTGGATAGCGCAGGCTGTCAGCAGCAGGTATCGACACCGATAAGCCGATGTCGTTGTTCGCTACGACGATGACATTGAATCCAGTCGTATCTCCAGATTGTCGCTCTATGGCGGTTGGATAGAAGTCTTGAGGAACTGCAGTTCGTGGGAATCTGCCACCAATCAATGGAACGATTGTCGGGTCGTCGACCTCACGAAGCCTTCTCAAATTGATGTAGCCATCTGGAGAGCAATAGATTTGATTGAGTGTCGGTGTGCTGTTTATGATGTTCAAAATTGCTTGAACCGCAGATAAGCGTGACTCTCCAACGAAGTTCATTCCAGCAGGCAGAATGACGAAGGATTGATTCGCCATTCGACCAACTGGAGGGGCATAAATTGAGTTCGCAACCAAGTCCTTGACAACCGTTGCAGCATCGGTTTGAAAGTATGTCATAGACTTCTTCACGACTTCGAGATTCAGATAGCCCAGAGAGTCCGAACACTTGAATGAGATGT